CATTAACCGCTGGTACAAATGTAACGATATCCGCAGGGGGCGTTATTAGCTCAACTGCAAGTGGTGGACTAGCACACGTTGTAGACGATACTACACCGCAACTTGGCGGTAATTTAGATTTAAACAGCAACGATATCACAGGCACAGGTAATTTAAACTTTACCGGGAGCGTAACACTATCAGGCACAGTAGATGGCCGCGACGTAGCTGCTGATGGTACTAAACTTGATGGTATAGAAGCATCTGCTGATGTAACAGATACTGCTAATGTAACTGCCGCAGGAGCCTTGATGGATTCTGAAGTTACTAACCTAGCACAAGTTAAAGCATTTGATTCTTCTGATTATGCTACTGCCGCGCAAGGTACTACTGCTGATGCTGCGCTACCCAAAGCTGGTGGCACTATGACAGGTGACATACTTTTTAACGATGGTGTTAAAGCTAAGTATGGTACTAGCTCAGACTTACAAATCTATCACGATGGTAGTAACTCATATATTTCAGATACAGGTACAGGCGACGTTATTGTCAAAGGTCAGTATATACGCCTACAAGATGAGGTCGGTACTAACTTACTAACAGCAGATGGTAATGACGCGGTGTCACTATATTTTGGTGGTGCATCTAAACTCGCGACTACGACTTCTGGTATAGATGTAACAGGTACTCTTCAAGTTGAAGGTGCTACAGGCGAAACTATAAGACTACACAGAGATGACACTACAGTAACAGGTGGCAATTTAATAGGACAAATTGCATTTTCACACAATGATGATACTAATAGTGGTGATGGTGTACTCATAAAAGGTGTTGCCAATGGTGGTACAGGTAATACTACCTTACAAATCCATACAGGAACTCCAGGCAGTTTAACTGAAAAGATTAGAATTTCTGATAGTAAGGTTGAGAATAAAGTTGACCTAGAAGTAACAGGAACAACAAAAACTAATGGAACTGGTTACAACCCTGCCAATACACAGTGGGCAACTAATGCGGCACTTATTACAACTGGTTCATATGGTGGTGGACTAACATTTATAGATGGCAGTAAAGCTTATTCTTTTCACACGCTTTCAGGAGGGGAAGTCCTTACAATTAAACAAGGTGCTACAAGTGGTGCATTAACAGAAAAATTAAGGATAGATGCCGATGGTTTAGATGTAACAGGTAATGTTAATGCTACAGGTAATATAGATGCTACAGGTACAATTTCTTCTGGTGCTATGGTTATAGAAAATTCTGGTGGTTATGGTAATATAGAGATTGGTGGTGGAAGTGGTGCATATATAGACTTAAAATCACCATTCTCTGATGACTATGATTTCCGTATTATAACAGTAGGTACAAGCACTACTATGAACGGACAATCAGGTAATTTAATTCTACAACGAGCAGGTAGCTCAAAACTTACTGTTACGACTTCTGGTATAGATGTAACAGGTTCAACTATTACTACAGGCACTAGTGGTACTACTCAATGGCAAGCAGGTTCATCTGCAAACAAATTAACTATTGCTTCTTATGATAACAATATATTTTATCATAAACTTAGTAGTGGTAACAGCACATCGTATCAAGTTGGTGTAGAGGATAACATTCCAATCTACACTATTACTAATAACAGCGTTAAGACAACACTGTTAGGTAACGGTAATTTTGGCGTAGGTCTAACAGCACCGACTGCTAAGATGCATTTATTTACAGATGGTATTGACCAATCAATGTTTTCAGCACAGGCAGACTTAGGCGTACAAAATAGAATACTTACATTAAAGTCTCCTGTTTCTGATAGCACTACACAACCTTTCAGATGGCAGACAAGTAATTCTATACTATGGGAAATTGATGGTACTGAATCAAAATCAATGAACCTTAATTCTGTAGGTAATTTGGGCTTAGGCACGTACAGTCCTTCTTCTAAACTCAGTGTAGTAGGTGACATACTTTTAGATTCTGATAACGCTGAAATCAATTTAAAGTCTGGTATTACAGGAACGTCAGGTGCAGTTAATTGGACATTCAATACTACAACTACTAATTATGCATCTTTAAATTTAAACTATGATACTAGGGCTACAACAGGCTTCCATATTGATAGTGGTTATCCGATAACAATAGATAGCTCAGGCATAGGCACTATATTCGCTTATGGTGGGACAGAACAAATGCGCCTCTCTAATACAGGACGCTTGGGCATAGGCACTACAAGTCCTAACCATGAACTACATATTGAAAGTACATCACCAACTATTCGTTTGGTTGATACTGATGGAAATAATACAGTAGATTTTAGTCAAAGTGGTTCAGCTACTTATATAGATTTTGACAACAATGTAAGATTTAGGAACTTAGCTAATGCTGAAAGACTTAGAATTGATACAGGTGGTATAGATGTAACAGGTAATGCAACAATAAGTAACGCATTGTATGTAGGTGGTGCTAATGCAACAAATAGTGGTTATATAGAATCTACTGTTGTAGGTTCTTCGCGTGCTTTACAGACTGTAGGTAATGTTAACACCACTCAAACCCATATAGGATTTGAAAACCTTTCTGGTGAGATAGGTAGAATAGATGTTAGTGCATTCTCAGTCGCCTATGTCACAAGTTCAGACTATAGGCTCAAGACTGATATACAGCCTATGCAAGGTAGTATTGACCGAGTTAAAGCCCTTAATCCTGTAAACTTTGAATGGACTGGTGATGGAAGTAGAGTTGATGGATTTATAGCACATGAGGCGCAAGAGGTAGTACCAGAAGCAATTAGTGGCGAAAAAGATGCAATGCGTGACCAAGAGTATGTTGAAAGCGAGGCAACAGGTGACATATATACCTCTGCTGTTCAGGCTACATATGAAACAATACAAGTTGAGCTAACACCTGCTGTTGATGCAACTTATGATGAAGATGGCAATGAATTAACGCCTGCCGTTGATGCTACGTATGAGGAGCAACAACAAGAGCTAACTCCTGCTGTTGATGAAGTAATACATAGCTCAGATGTTGTAGAGCCAGATGAACTTGAAGAAGGTCAGCGTTGGCGCGAAACAACAGAGAAGGTTATGGCAACACGGCAAGTGCCAGATTATCAAGGCATTGACCAAAGTAAGATTGTGCCATTGCTAACATCTGCATTACAAGATGCCATTGCTAAGATTGAAGCACTAGAAACACGCTTAGAAGCGCTAGAAAGTTAAGATCATGGAAAACCCGGCAAACGTAGATGTTAAGACACTATTAACCTTTTGTGCATTATTAGTTACTTTTGTTGGCGGTGTTATTGCTAGGGATAGACAAGTGTCGGCTAAGATAAGCAATGACAATTCTAAAACGCATGGGCGCATAGATGACTTAAAAGATGATATGAATGAAAACTTTGCAAGGAAAGATGATGTACGTGAATCGGTTAAAAGAGTTGAGCGCAGCATTGAGTCTTTGGGCGTTGAAATGCGTCAAAACCATAAAGACCTCACTGCACTCATTATTAAGAATGAAAACTAAACATTACATAAAAATCGATTGGGATAGTGACCGATGGCCTAATTTTAGTGCCAAAGAGCTATCATGTAGACACTGCGGTCAATATTATCATGACCCGGAGTTTTTAGATAAACTGCAATGGGTACGCACAAAGATAGAAAAGCCGTTGCATATAAACTCTGCACACAGATGCTTCAGGCATAACTTAGCTGTTGGCGGTGTGCCATTGAGTCAGCATAGAAAACTTGCTGTAGATATATCCTTGCGTAATCACAACAAAGAAGAATTAAACTTTATGTGTAAGTCTGCCGGGTTTACAGGCTTTGGTTATTATCAGACATTTCTGCACATAGATACAGGTCGTCGCAGACATTGGTTTGGCGGTGATAAGTCATTGGAGTTTTGGTCAAATGATTGATATTTTATCCCCTATTCTATCAACAGGCGTTGGTATCTTTGGCGCGTTCTTGCAGCGTAAGCATGAGCGCAATATGTTTAAACATGAAACAGAGCGTATGCGTCTGGAGTTTGAGCAAGAGTTAGCGCTGACTGAAATGTCAATGAAAGCAAAGCGTGAAGAAACTGAGCAAGAGATTGCACTAACAGAAATTTCTGGCAACATATCTGCGTTTACCAACTCTCAAGATGCTGAAAACAATTTAAGCAAGATTAGATGGGGCAAGTCAATGTTAGGCGACATTGCTAACTTTATGCGATCAATAACGCGCCCCGGCATTACTTGGTATTTAGTTTTAATGACAAGCATGCGCACAAGCGAATACTACGCTATTACAGATAAGTTAACGCAGGATGTAACTAACTTGAATGACCAAGTAGCTTTAATTGGTACAGCGTTTGACCAGATGCTTGCAAATCCGTTTGACTTAGCATTAGTTAACATGACAGCAATGGTTGTAGGCTGGTGGTTTGGTAGCAGAGGTCAAAATACTAGCTATGAAGATGAGCATTACAAAAGAACTGCGTAATGAAAACACACACAAGTATTGAACGCGCTAAAAAGATAGCAGAAGTTTGGCCTAACAGCACATCCCTTGCTGATGCTATGAATCAGGCTGGCATTAAGACAAATACAGAGCGCTCAATGCGACAACATAAAAGTAATGCGCAACGTATATTAGGTATTAAATTAGAGCCACATAATCCAAAATATAAAACGAATGACGTAGAGTGTCCGAGCAACTTAGATATAAAAGCTGCGAAGAAGTATAAGTCATTTTTAATAACATCTGCAACAAATAACAGCACATTAAACCAAAAGTTTTTTGATACGCTAGAGTTGTTTAGTAAACATCATAAAAGCCAGCTGTTAATCATTCCCCTTAAATACAGACACAATACACTGATATCTAAAAAAGATTATCAATGGCCTGTCGCTATACATAACTATGCATTGCTTGATGATTTGATACTTAGCAAGTCATTCATGGTATCTGGATTACGCTTGGTAGCTACCGCTGTAGACCCTTTATCTGGTATGCAGGCTCATAGCGGACAGAGGTCAGTTGTTTATGGCGCTACATCACTGCACTTGCGGTTAGCCGCAACACCGGGTGATGAACTACCAAAAATGCTACAAACCACAGGCAGCTGTACCAGTAAAACTTATACTAGGACAAAAGCTGGTGGTAAGGCTAAATTCAATCATGTATTTGCGGCAACATATGTTAAACTTGTTGGTGATAAGTTTTACCACACGCAGATAATTTGGGATGGTAAAGGTTTTTACTTTTTAGATCAGTATTGGACACCAGAAGGATTACAACCCGGTGAAAACGCAGCGGCTATTGTTAGAGGTGATGACCACGCGGCTATGCACGATAGAGTTATACTAAAAGCTAGAGCTAGTTTGTGCGATAGACTTAAACCAGATATACACGTATTTCATGACGTATTTGATGGCGTATCTATATCACATCACCATAAATTACTTGATAAGATAAAAGTCTTTAATATGCGTATGAATAGTTTAGCGTGGGAGTTAAAGCATACTGCCGCACACATAGTGCAAACAGGCGGTAAAGAAAATTGGATAGTAGACAGCAATCATGACAGGCATATTGAGCGTTATTTAAATGAAGGCAGACACCTTAAAGAGCCACACAATGCAGCGATAGGTTCTGAATTACTTGCGGAGATATCCTACAAAAATAAATCAGCATTAGAGTGTGCGTTTCAAAAATACATACCAGGATGTTACAAGTTTGTTAATGCAAATAAGCGTGCAAATATAAAAGGTATAGATGTAAGTCAGCATGGTGATAGAGGCGCTAATGGCTCAAGAGGTAGTATTAAAGGCTTTGCCAATGCTATGTATAAAACTGTTATAGGCCACAGTCATTCTCCCGGTATTAGCGGAGGTGCATGGCAAACAGGTGTATCTACCTTAAAGCAACCCTACAAAGTTGGTCTATCTACATGGGCCTGTGCTGATGTAATTATTAATGGCAACGGCAAGCGTTCAATGTTTTTCTACATTAATGGTAAAAGTTTAGCTGACGTTATTAATCAATAACTCGAACTACAAAACCATTACTAACGAGACTTGGTATCAGATTACTATCAAATTTAACACATTCGCCTTCTTCACATATACCTTTTTCAGTATGTAATTTTGCGTCTGCACCTTTTTTAGTAACAATGCATTTATAATATTTAATATCATAAGGCACTGATTGGGTTAATTCTACGTTTTTTTCTTGCATTGCACGCAAAATTTTAGATTTTTTGCTTATTTTATGGTAATCAGACTCTTTTATTTTAACACCACAAATACCGCAATGTATGTTTGGTGCAAATATATGTTCATCTTGTGTTTTATCACTACCCGTATCTAATACAATATTTAAAAAATAAGTAGGCGTGTTTTTTTTATTATTACAATGGCAAATTTTCATACTGTGTATCTTAATTTTTTAATTTTTTTAATAATGTCTGTAATTTTTTTTTATTGTGTTTACCCGTAAAACTATTATGCACTTGCGTTTTGTTTGTTTCTACAATGTATTTGTGTACTTCTTTTTCTATTATATCTTCACTCTCTAATATAGACATTGGCATTTTTTGCGTTTTATTATTTATTGTAATTGTTGGATTGTAACTCTCAATACCCCTGTAATGTATGTAGTTAGTAACTTTTTTTGTGTTAATAATATGATGCGAATAATGTGTTTCTGTTGTGCCATCTATGTTTTTTATTATTATTGGCTGCTTGTAAAAATATGTAATAACATATAAAACTTTCCAACTAAGTAAATAATTTGCACTATCTACTATAGAGTTGTTTTGCTTAGATAATTCATATGTTATCGTATCTACAATATTTGACATTACTTATCAATTCTAGTTATGGCTTCGTACCTATCATCAATTACAGAATTGTTTAACATAGCATCTCGCAGTATAATAAGGCCAGCTATAGCTTTAGTTATATGTGATAATCCCGAATCCTGGTCACAATCCTCACCACCATAAAATGCCATTAGATGTCTTAGTGCTGCGCTGTAATAATCGCTGTAATGCAGTTTTTCCCATCTCCAATTATAAGTACCATATTTGTCAGCACCTTCGGTCATGGCATCTGCAACCTCATTAAGCACTTGGACAGGCATATGGTGATACTGCCTTTTCTGTAATCCTGCTTCTCTCTTTTTATTTTTCAAGGTCTCTCACTCCTATTCCAAACCTTACAGCAAAAGCTTCTATAAGAGACTGTAGATCATTGTGTTCGTCTTTAGTCATGCTTCTGGTAGACATACCAACAGGTATCTGCTCACGCCCATGTTCGTCTGGCATAAATTTATTGCCGCGTAACATATGGCAAAAGTAATCCTTCCATTCTTCTGGGCTATACTTCTCACCTGACTTTAATCCTGACTTTAATACTGTGTGATATCCCTCAAATTCATTCCATCGCATAGCTACTGATATAGTTGATAGCAATGCCCATAGCCTAGAGTTTTGCGGTATGGTTCTGACATTCCTGGTATAACGCACATATGTACCAATAGGTGAGTGGTCGATAAGGCGTTTACACTCCACCTTATCTGCTTCACATTTTATCTGTACTGTATGCTGACCCATCTAAAATGGTATCTCGTCGTTAAGGTCTACAGGCTTCGCCACAGGAGCATAACCACCTCTGTCTGCACCAACACTACCAAAACTGTTCTCACGGCTATCCAGGAGCGTTATAACACCTGTAAACCCCTTTAAAACTATCTCAGTCATAGATTTTTCGTTGCCAGACATATCTTGCCACTTTCTTGTCTGTATTTTGCCTTCAACATAAAGCTTACTACCTTTAGTTACATAGCGCTCTACAATACCTATCAAACCTTCTGAGAACACAGCTACTTTATGCCATTCAGTTTTAGATTGCATCTCACCTGTGCTGCGGTCTTTCCATTTGTCAGTCGTTGCTAGGCTAAAGTTTGCTACTTTATTGCCATTAGCAAATGTCTTTATTTCTGGGTCGTTACCAACGTTGCCAATTAGTGTTGCTTTGTTAATCATGTTTTTTCCTTTTTTAGTTGATTAAGTTTTTCTACAAGCGCGTTTACTTCTTCGTTTGCACTTTGTATTTCTGATAATATTTCTGCTTGCATTTGCTTGTCAGCTTCTACACGGCAAACAGCAAGCTGTAAACCCTCTGGAAACCTTGGATCATACCCGGCAATGTCTACCCACTGCCTACCTGTAACAAGTAATTGATGCTGTAACTGTATTTGGTATTCTTTAGCGTGTGCATCTTTTTCAAGGTAGCTTACCATTTTAGCCATACTTGCAGGGCATTTGATTTCTACTAAACCATCATCTCCCACTAAACCATCTGGACTACAAGTGATGTGATCATGCTGTGGATGTATGACCATGCCAACCTCCGTTACGATTACATCTGTTTCAAAGGAGTAAAAATTTCGCGCTTCTGGTTCAAGCTCGTTCCCTCTCTGCATGGCCGCATTACTATAAGTTTCCTCAATCTCGCCTGTCATGCGCTCTAAGGCAAGCTTAACAATCATATTCTTGCGCGATGTACTATATCCAGATTTTGTCTTAGCAAGTATGTCTTTAACGCGAGATGCAGTAAAATTACCACACCTCGCACTAAACCACTCTGGGCTACCTTGCTGTACGTCTACGATTTTCACGCTTCTGCTTTCTCAACAGCAATCAATGTAGCTTTTTGTTCTGCCCAGGCTTGTCGCAACTTAGCTTTTGCATTGGCAGGTAACTTAGCAGATTTAATTTCCTTAGCAACTGTAGCAAGGGAATCATTATCCATTGATTCTGATATCTTTATAAACATAGGCTCTAGGTCAACTGACTTAACGTCGTCTTGCTGTTTACCTAATGAACTGCCGTTACCATCATCATCTTCTGCTGGCATATTGACTGCCGCCATTAATCCATATCTACGCAAATAGCTAATAGAGCTGCCAATGTCTTGGGGTGCGAATGATTTAGGCTTTGCCTCGCAGACTGTTTCTAACCATTCTCCGCTAGTATGTAGCAATCGTGTAGACATAACGACTGTATTGCTTTCAGTAATACCGCCTTGGCATTGTATCACAGCTATTCCGTTTTCTAATAGCGGTAACCTAGCGGCATCTACAACACTTGATAGTGTTGCGTAGCTTGATTTGAAGTGTGGGTTTCTGCCGTCTTTAGCGGCTCCCTGGATAGAGCCTATAGCTTTTACAAGCGCAGGCGCAATTTTAGTTATTGTTTCTGAAGTTTTCATAATGTTTTCCTTTATTAATATGTATATACTACGGATTTATTTTACGTTGTCAATTTATTTTTTTCTATATATTTTTCATAAACGCTCTTACCCTCCTCTTTTGTTATTTTATCATTCAAGTACCCTGCATATAATTCTTTAATACCTAAGCAAGCAACAATACTCGCTGCATAAGCATAATTGTTTTTCTTTTGTTGTGCATCGTTATAATAGCCTCTAATAGCATCAGCCAACGTGTTAGGGTCGTGTTCATTACATAGCTGTACAAATCTAGCATATGCTCTTTTTTTACCGCCCTGCCTAGATTTAACTAGCTTACTATTAATCTCACTCCAAACCTGTTCAAAAAGCTCTTTATGTTTACTTGTTTGTTCAACTTGTATGTTAGTATGCATCTCCTGCACTATCGGTGGTGCAACTCTTGCACGCAGGTCATGCACCTCCTGCACAGGGTAACAAGCAGTATATTCATTGCTATCGTGTCCACCATTATCACTTTTCTTCTTTGTAATTACAACATAGCCAGCCTTCTCCGCTTTCTTTAAATGTGTAAATACACTTCTCAAACTCATACCACTGCTTTGTGCTATTTTCTTTGCACCCGGAAAGCATTGCTCATTCTTAGCATTCATGTAAGTACGCAATGTCAGCAATACTAATCTAGTCATTGGCTCTAAATTGCTTTTTGTGATGGCATCTTCCCATCCCCAAATCCCTTTTTTCATTTTCGACTCCTATAATCTTGGTTTGGATTATCTATAAACATTCTTGATAGCTCACAATATAAATTGACTTCACCTATGTTGCCATGTCTGTTTTTTGTTACAATCATTTCAAGTTTGTTTTGCCCTTCGGTTAATCTTGCTGTTAAGTCATTGTCATTACCTCTGGCGTTTCTGGCTTCGCGTTCAGCATAGTAGAAATCTCTATAGATACCTATCACGCAACTTGCATCTTGCTCAATATGACCAGATTCTCTGAGATCACTAAGCTGTGGCCTCTTATCATCTCTTTGCTCTACTGCCCTGGATAGTTGGCATAATGCCAGTACGGGTACTTCGTACTGCTTTGCTATGGATATCAGCGCATTACTAACTTCAGTAACCTTTTCATAGTTTGATTGCCCTGGCCGCGTTCCAGCAACGTGACCGATATGGTCAATAATAAGTAACTTCAAATCACTACCGCTTGCACGTAACGAGCGTATGGCTCTGTTGGTCACTAGCTTGATGTTGTTGAGGTTTAATCCAACACCTTCTTCCCATTCAATAGGTAGTTTAGCAAATATGTCTGCAGCTCTCTGTATCTTATCTCTTAATTTGTTTTCGCGCCATGCGTGTCGCAACTGACTGTAAATTGGAAAATTCTGTGGCCCATATGCAGTAGCGCCAATACTACTGATAATTCTTTCAGTTTGGCCGCTGTTAGTCATCTCAAGTGATAAAAACACTACACCTTTTCTCTGCATAGCTACATTTTTTGCAATGTTTAAGGCTACTGCTGACTTGCCCATTGATGGCCTTCCTGCCATAACATAAACTCTGCCCGGGACAAATCCACCGAGCATCTGGTCAAGATGAAAGTAACCAGAGTAACAGCTTGCTTGCTCTTTATCTGCGTTCAAGTCTGCTATGAAAGTATCTGATAACTGTTTTGATGTTTCACTTTTGGTAAGCTGCTTATTGCCATCAAGCATAACAGCATCGATATCAGCAACGTAATCTTGCAATACAGTATCTATTGCTTGCTCATTGTCATTCAATTTGCCTTGCAAAGCTCTGGTAAGATAATCTGCCTCTCTACGTTTAGCGTAATCTATAACTATCTCGGAGTATGACTTAACTACATTTTCGTCACCAGCAAAAGTATGAACACACGTTGCCAAATATTCTGCTAGGTCAACATCAACTTCTAACATTGTCAATTGGTTCTTTACGTATATTGCATCGACGCTGTGTCCAGATGTTAGCCTGTCGCTGATGATAATATATATCTTACTGTTTATTGGGTTGTAGAAGTGTTGTTGCGCTAGGCTGTTGCTAACTACATCGTAGTAGTCGTTATCGCGTAATAGACCGCCTATAATGGCCTGTTCAGCCTCTGGTGAGTGATAATCTTGCATTTTTTAATCCTTTTTGCTTGCAATATGTTATATTGTATTTATTATTATGTAAAGCCATTGGTTTCCCCAATAGTGATGGCATCTGGGCGGTAGTTTTCTAATCCTTTTCTATCGCCCTATTTTTTTAGTACACCTCCAGGATAGTAATCCCATGCACAGCTTTCATAAGCTTCTTAACTAGCCTGTAGCGTGCTTGCTTGGCAGTGATAGGTGATTTAACATCTTCCACTATTAATGTGCCTTCTTTGTTCTTGTATTGACTGTCAGCAGTGTATCTACATATCTTTTGGTCATTTACTAATATCTGGTAGACTGGGTGTATCTCAAGGTCTGATATCTCACCATCTTTTAAGCGCTGCTTGTTGTGCAGGTATCTTGCGTGCTCACGCTTGCTGTCAAATGTCATACCATCATCTTTGACCTTGATGGCGTTGTATTTGTTACGTTTATACATCAATCAATTTCCTTAATATTAGGTTTGTAGCTGTCGCCAAATCCACGCGATTGAATTTTTGTACGGCCAACAATTTTTTGTTTAGGCTTCTGACTTTTCTTAGTAGACTTTGTTAAGCTTCTGACTTTCCTGCGGTTAGCCGCATCTCTCCTGTCTTTAGCGAGTCCGCAAGGCTTAACGCACCAAAGCGCTATGTTGCCTTCTTCATGCTTGCCGCCAAATGCTCTTTGCATAATATGCTCAATGCGTATTTTACGTTGTTCAAATTCCAAATCTCTCCCACAGCCACAGCCACACTTGCCACACTGCTCCATAGCTATCTTGGCGTACAAATAATTAGGTATTGTGCGGTACTTGACGTAATCCGGGTGCTCGCTAAACTTCATCGAACAACCTCCTGAGCGCCTCTGTAGTTTCTTCATTCACAAGTTTCTGCCAGTAATGTTGTGATCTAGTATCTTTTCTCCGCTTTGCTCGGTGCAGCATCATGCGATTGAAGTAGGGATGTTCAGTGTAAAAGGTTTCAGTGACTTCGCCTTCATGTTTTTGTATTTTCATTTTAATCTCCTTTATTTAATCTTGCAGACAACACTGTCCAAGCTTTAGCTGCTGTTGCAGGAACAACACCATTTCCAAGCATACGAATGCGGTCAACTCTGTTTTTCTTTACATCAGTTGTACGAGGCGTGTTACCCTCCCAATCCCCTGACCAATTATTTTGCCATTCATTGCTATCGCCATCCAGTGCAGTCCAACCAGGCGGTAAACCCATTAGTTTTTCGACCCAATCTGGATTCAGTGCTTTGCTGTCGGTTGTAGCTCGTACTGCGTCAGCTAAATTATTAGTCATTGGATTACGATTTTTTGCTTTACAAGTTTCAACGTTTT